CAGTAACTAATGTATTATTTCTAATTCCATTTGCACTTTTTACACCTTGTAGCTTTCTTATTGCATTTAAGACAGGTTGTAAATTCCAATCTCCTGCCCCATTTACTGCTAAATATCTTTTTAAATATTCATAGTCAGTTTCTGCATCTAATCCACCTTCTGCTACTTCTAAGTTTTGTACATCTATAATGTAAGCTGGAGCTTTCAAAACCTTTTCAATTTTATTTTTTTGAATATTAGAATTCTGTCCTTCGAACACACTTTGAAAGGTTATTAATTTAGTTTTTGAAGAATCTATTTCAAAGGCTTCAATATTTTCAAACTTCGCTCCATTTTCTGATTGAATTAATATTTCCCTTTCAGAAACATCAACAAATTGAGTTGCTGTAATTCTACATCTTAAGAAAGATTTTGCTCCTAGCCTTCTAGGAAAAAAATATAATAAATTATCTAGTTCAGTTCCCTGTGCTGTGTAAATATTAAGTCCTCTTGCAACAGAAATTATTTTATCCTCTAAGTAAGTACATAAATAAATGAAAGGAGCTATTAGTTTGTAGTAATCTCCTGTATCAGAAACATTAAAGTCTGAACCAAAATTTTCTTTTTTCTGTGCTTCTTGTTGTGCCATTTCCATAAGTCCATTAAAACCTTTAGTTTCTAGCTTTTCCACTTATTATTACCTCCTTTTCTAATTTACTATATTCTTTATGAGTTATTTTTAAAATTGCTTTAAGTGTTCTTTCTTTCTCTGAAATAATTTCATATTCTATTGATTCAATCTCATCTTTATACCATTCTTTTAATTTTGAAGTTATGTGTTCTAGCTTATAAATTGATATTTTTTGTTCATCTATCATCTTTATATCTAAACCTAAACTTTCATTATAAAAACATTCAATATTATAGATTTTCAAAGAATTTACTACTCTTTGCCAAAATTCATCAATTTCAGTAACATATCCAAAAATAATCTCTCCTTCATTCATTTTAAGAGCCTTCATTATACAACTCCTCCTGATGTTTGATTTCCTGAGCTAACTCCATCATGTCTATGTTTTTTCAAACTCTTGTCCCCTGCTTGGACATCTTCCGTAGCAGATATTGATCCAGTCGTTTGTATATTCCCAGTTTGAGTAGTATTTCCTTTTTGGTTCGTATTCCCAGTTATATTCACATCTCCTTTTTGAGTTGAATCGCCTGTTAGATCAACATTTCCTTTTTCTAAACGATTTCCAATTATTCTTATATCTTTAGGAAATTGTAAATTTTCTATCATATTAGGAACGGTAAAAGGTAATATAAATCCATTATTTAGATTATTTCTTCTGTTTGAATCCATATTTTCTAAAGAAGCTTGGCTAATGTAAGAAGAAATATCATAAGTTAGTACAAAATAAGGCATTATATCTCCTTCTTTTACATTCCAATCTATATGATCTTTTGAATCACCAAAAAGAGCTACTGGAACATTTCTTAAAACTGGTAAAGCAACTCCATTTGGTGAAAATAAAGGAATTGCATCTACAAATCTCCCTTCTCTAATTTTTTGAATTTTTACTAAGATTATTTTTATTTCCTCCATCATTTACAATCTTTACTCCTAATTTCATATTCCAGTCATCACTTAAACTTAAATCAACCTCTTCTATTTGAACAAAACTTTCTAACTTATCACTTGAAACATAAAGTATATCTCCCTTTTTTAAATAGTGTATTGGAAAACATTCTATTGAATAGTCATATTTATTTCCTTCTTTTATAGTTTTTTTCTTTTTTTCTTTTCCCCATTTTTCTTCTTTTTTATTGTCAGATTTTTTATTAATTTTACTTTCTTTCTCTTGTTTTTCTACTTCTTCAGGATTATGAATTAACCCTGATTCAAAACTTAAATAAATAGAATAATTCTTTTGTTTATCTGTATAAATATATAAATCATCACCTTTTAGAGTCATCTTGCTATTTGAATCTTCCACAAGTTCTTTTAACTCATTAAAGCCTTGATTATAACATGTATATCCATTTGTATAAGTTTTATCACTTTGTAATTCCATACTTATTAAATTGAGTCCCATATTTTTAACAATTTCTTTTATAGCATCAGATATTTTTACATTTCCATCTATACTTACAGATACTAATTTACTGCTTTTTTTAGTCCTTTCAGAACATGTCAACTCTTGTATGAAAGAAGCATCTTCTCTCATAGTTTTCTTTTTTATTACTTCATACTTTGAGTAATAACCTACATCAGTGTCATAACCAAACCACAATTCTATCTCTGAACCAACAATTATTTCTTGGCTTAAATTATATATTTTTATAGTAGCTGTCCCTACTTTCCCTTCTTCTCCACTCTTTGCTTCAACAGTAAATTTGAGCCCATTGTTATTATGATCATTTAGCTCAATACCATTTATAACTAAAAAACTATTTCTTGGAAAAAGAGGTCTATTTGCAATAAAGGTTTGCATAATTAATCCTCCACTATAAGTTCTACTTCATTTATATTATCAAAAGTAATCTTTTTAATTGTTCTATCAATTGTGTTTGGAATTATATATACTTCTGGAAAATTATGATTAAAATTAGCTTTTTCATCTACAACCTTGTTAAACCATAATGGAATTCCAAACATAATTGGTTCGTTAGCATATATTAATACTCCATCTATATCATATAAATTTATATAAACTCTTCTGTCATAACTATTAAAAATAAATTCAAATTGGTATGTCTTATCTTTAATTGTTATATCTGTTGAATAAGGAATAGAATCTTTCAAAATTGTTATTTTCATTCTTTACCTCTTTTAGGAACTTGGTAATTTAATACTTTCACTCTGTAAATCTCCTTCCCAACTATTATTTACTTTATTTATTTTAGAAACATTTGTTTTAGAAATATTTACTTTTTTAGCCTTTGTTTTTATTTTAGCTTTTTTAGAAACAACTGGCTTAGCTTCTTTACTTGGTGATGGTATCATTTGTATATTAGCAATTTGAACTTGCACAAAAGAAATTGTAAACTCAATATAGTATAATGATTCGATGGTAACTTCTATTCCAGTTATTGCAAGATTTTTATAAAGCTTTATCATATATAAATCTACAAGTTCTCTCTTATCTCTCATTTGTAAAATTTTTTCAAAAATTTCTTTATGATTATCCCCAGCAAGTAGTACTTTAAAAGAAAGAGTTAAGGGGTTTTGTGAAATATTATCAGAAATTTGTGTTCCGTCATCTATTGGGATAACTGGGACATCATTCTGATAACTTTCATTAACATCTGATATTAATTCAAGATTTATATCCCCTAAGATTATAGGAGGAACTTTTTTTAATAAATTTCCTGTTTTTCTATTAATTGAATTAATAGTATTTAAAAAATTGTTTGCTTTTCCCATTAAATTTTTTATAGAAAACATTAAATATTCCCCCTAGCTATTTCTCCTTGTAACTCTATTTCTTCAAATTTTTCAACTATCATTTCCGCTATTCTGTTATAATCAACTTCATTTTTTAAAGCTTCTTTTATATGAAAATTAATAGTTAAATTAATAGCTTTCCCATTATTTTTATAGTTACTTGTTGATTTTGAATTTGTTATAACTAAATTATTATTTTCATTTCCTGTTTTATTTTCTATAACATTTTCATTATTATCTATTACAAAATTTGGACTAAATGTTGCTTCTATTTTTTCTTTGATACCTTTGAAAAAACTTTTTTTTCTATAGCTAGAATTTTCTTCTTTTGTAAGAACTCTTTCACCCTCATGAAGTTCTGCAATATACCCATCTCTTGGAACATAACTTAGCCCTGACCTATGACTTCCATCTATATTAGTTTTTTCTCCTTCTTTTTCTTCTTTAAAGAAAACTCTAATTCCTGGTAAAGATTTTATTTTACTTCCAAGATCTGAGAAAAAACCTTTAATCTTTTCCCATATTTGATTTACATAATCTAGGATAAAGTCAAATGCTGCTGAGGCAGTAGACTTTATTGTGTCCCACACACCTTTTAGCATTTCTACAAGTTTTAAAAATATATCTATTGTTTTATCTTTTAAACTTACAAAGAAATTGACGATGTCCAATATCTTTGAATATAGATAAATTCCTAATTCTGAAAACTTAGATTTTATTAAATCCCAGTTTTCTATTATTAGTCTTCCAATTGTGATAATTAGCCCTATTGGACTAAGCCATGTAAATATCTTTTTACCAATATCCCATAATGCTTTACCAAATGCTTTTATTTTAGCCCATAATGAAGCTAACTTAGCTTTTATTAAATCCCAATTTTTCACTAATAATTGCCCTAGTTTTATTATTAATCCAATTCCTGAGAAAAATAAGAATATTTTAACAAAACCTTTTATTTTATCCCAAAGTGAAATTAATTTTTCTTTTATTAAATCCCAGTTTCTATATAGTAAAACGCCAATAGCTATTACTGCTCCTATTCCTAACATAACAGGATTAAAAGAAAGAGTGGCTAATGCTGTTTGTAATGCTCCAATCAAAACAACTACTTTATTTATAATAAATAATCCAGCAAGAGCTGAAACTAATGGAATTAAAAGTTCTTTCCAGTCTACTATAAATTTAATTATTTTTTCTCCCCAAGAAATTAATTCTTGAAAAATACTTGCTAAATTTTCTGCCCATTTTGTGAATGTTCCATCTTCTTGTAGTTTTACTAAAAGTTCAGAAAAAGGTATTATTACTTTATCTTTTAATATTTGGAAAGGTGAGTTCTCAACAATATCTCCAAATTCATTAACTCCTGCTAAAGTTGCAAGTCCAGACTTAAAAGCACCACTAATTGTAGATAGTCCTCCTTTGAAAGTTTTAGCTTGTTTTTCCATTGCTCCACCAAATCTTGAGTTCATCATTTCAAATAGGGTCTTATTAAATAATTCCATATCTTTTATTTGACCTTTATTGTTGAAAATCTCTATACCTTGACTTTTTCCAAAGTCATCTATCATATTTTTAGTTATTCCAAATTCTTTTAATCTTTCAAGTTCTCCAGTCCGAGCATCTGCAACAGCTTCTATAGCCTGGTCAAAGCTTTTTCCCATACCACTTGCCATATCTCCTATCATTTCAAGATAAGTCCTATTTGTAGTTTTAAGTATTCTGTCTCCTTCTATCCCATAAGACTGTAACTTAGTCATCCCTTCTACAACTTCTTGACTTTCAAAAGGAGTTTTATTTGCAAATCTATTTGCCCAGGCTAATTTTTTCCTTGCCTTATCAGGATCTTTTAATACAGTTTCCAATGTATTCCTAAACTGTTCCATACTACTTGCTCCATCTATTGAAGCTTTTATAGTAATTCCTGCTGCAATCATTCCTAATAATTTTTTAAAGACTCCCATTAAACCATTGGCTTTTTGTTTACTTCGCTCAAATTGTTGTACAGCATAATTTCCAAATCTTTTAAAGCCTCTTCGAACATTATTCAAACCATTATTGATTCTTGAAAAAGCTCCACTCATAGAAGAAGTTAGTTTATTTTTTATTTGACTAAAGATAGAGCCTATTTTATTTCTAAAATTACTAAGTTTTGATTGAAATGTACTTAGTTTATTTTTTAATGTACTTAGTTGTACATCTATTTTTTTCATACTTTCTAAGCCATTCCCTATAACTTTAAAACTTAGTGCTAACTGCTCTAACATCTAACTTCTCCTCCTTATTTATTTTTTCTTTCAGCATAATTATTCCAAGCTATTTCTAAAAGCATCCTTTCCTCTATACATAATTCTTCTAAAGATTTTTTGAAATAATTAACTTTACTTTCAAAAGCTATGTCAAATAATTTCTGTTTATTCTGCCTTTGTTTCTCTAAAGCTTTCAATGTATAGAAAGGGAGTTTGTTGAAAGTCTACAATTAATGTAGATATATTTGTCATTGCTTCCATATCTAAATTAAAATACTCTTTATCCCTTGCTTCAACAGGAAATGCTATGAAATTTAATAGAATTTTTTCAGCTCTTTCTATATCACTTTTTAAATCTAAAAATTTTAGAAATGAGTCTGTAGAAATTCTCTCAACTCTAAAAGGAATAGAAGTAGTTTCAAAATTTTTTCCTGTCATCACTATATCAAACTCAAGTGCACCTAATCCTTCTGTTTTAAATACCACATTTGACACTTTTTTGTCTTCCAAAGATTTTAAAAAATCTTTTTTCTTATCTGTATTTTGCATTAAATCATCACCTCTGTTACTCCTGTACAAACTAATGTAAATTCTCTTTCATCTGATTCACCATCACCAACAAGTTCACCTTTATTAACTGCCATTTCTTCAATCGAAACCCCTCTGCTATACTTTTCAACAGAAGAATCTCTGAAATAACCTGTTCCTTTTATTACTGCATCTGAAGCAGTCAATAAAACTTTTTCATCCTCAGTCCCAACAGGAACTGTAACTGTTATATCTAAGTTTGGATCAGGTGAATATAGAATTCTTCTTTTCCCAGTAAGAGACTTTTCAGATTTTTTATATCTATCCTCAGGTGCTGCAATTGTTATTTTTCTAATATCTTTTAATGTATATCCATTAAATATTAGTATTTTTTTACTTAAATCTACTAAATTAGCCATTATTTACCACCTATGTCCTTAAATGTTTTTTGTAAAGTTAAATCTACAAAATATCCCCATTCTGCCAATCTAAATAAAACTCTTGGTCTAACAAGTCTTTGTTCTCTTTCAGTATTTGTTTGTGTTACTGGATAAACTATATATTCATATTTTTCATCTTTAATAGCTATTAGATCTTGCTCTCCCATCTCTTTCATAACTTTATGAAGAGTCTCTTCTATAAGTGCATAACCTCTATCATCTTGCTTAAAACCTTTTTTTATTAGTACTTTTTCAAGGTTTTCATTCATATTTACAATTATGCAATCTAATGCACTTGTTTCATCAAGATAAGTTCCATCAAGAGCTTTTCCTCCATTTGCAACTATGTAATTTTCAGAGGTTCTTTTTTCAGGAAAAGTTATATTATTTTTAGTTAGCTCCACTTTTTTAGAAAGTTCTGTATCAGCTGTAACACCAGCTAATTCAATTAATGAAACTCTATAACCTGCCCCTTTTGTTATTACAACCCCTGCATAAGAAGCGGCTTTATACTCTCTATTTTCTTCAATATCCATTTTAGGAGACCAAAAAGCTATAATTCTATCACTTTTCATTGCATCTTCTATTGGATAAGCTTTTACCTCTGTTATGTAAATTCTTCTGTTTTCAGTTAAAAAAGGTCTAATCTTTTTAATAGTATCTGTACTATCAAAAGTTGTCAGAAAAGCATACCATTCTTTATCTAAATTCTCATTTAAAACTTCCTTTAACTTTTCACCAGCTTTTGCTTTTTCTGCAATTTCTACTCCAACTATTCCAAAAAAATCTGGTTTAAGAATATTCCCATCACCATCTTTTTGTCCTAAAAATCCTTCTACAAGTCTGTAAACTTTTGAGTTATTCCCAAAGTCTGTAGCTACATCTTTAGAATTGTTATAGTATTTAAAATCAGCATTTTTATCATCAGTTACTATTAACACTTTATTCAAAGATGCTACAGTTAATGCTACTTCTTTCTCCACAATAACTTTTACTGGCTCTCTATATATGTTACTCATTTACTTCCTCCTCTTTTGTTCATTAGCAATTAGTTCAATTTCATTTACAATTGTAACTTCCCTTTCTTTTGTTGATTTTATGTATTCAAATACTATGTCAAAACTACTTCTATACTCATATTTAGAATTTATAATTTCATTTAGATTCTTTATTTCAGAATGTTTTACAATTCCAACTCCTATTCTGCTCCACTCATATCTTAATTTAAAAAGAATAGTCTCTCTTAAATTAGTAGCTTTTTCAATTGTTTCATCTTGACTATTACAATAAATATCAAATTGTACTCTTCCTAACATTCTGTATTGTGTAGTTTCAAGATACATATTCTCTTTTTCTACATATTTACTTTCATGTTCTCCAAAAAAATCTTTACTATTTAAGCTAATAATAGAATATGTTGAGTAAGGCTTTTCAGGTGGTTTATGTTCTGAATAAGCTGGAATTATTTGAAAATCCCCTATTTTATTTAAGAGATCAATAATCCTATTAATCATCTTTTGTACTCCTTCTTAAAAGATATATTTTTATATCTGCCAAATACTCAAAATCAGTTGATTCAACTATTTTAAATTCTTCATTATTTATTAGAACTATATCTTCATTTTTTAATAGTTCCTTTGTAAATAACTCTCTATCTTCTAATGTAATAGAACCTTGTGGATAATATTTTAGAGAATCCGTAGATACTGGCATATACACACCTTTTATTGTTTTTTCTACTGTACTTTCTATATATTTTCCTTTTTCCCACTTTCCATTTTTTGAAATAACCTTTATATTTCTTTTATGTTTATTTAACAAAATAACATTATCCATCCCTACACATCCTTGAACTCACTTAAATAGATATTTGAACCATTCTTATCAACTATTTGATACCTGATAGATTTTATTAGAAATCTGTTGTCAAGAAGAGGTTTTGTGTTATTAACTTGACCATCTTTAGTTTTTATTCTTAGAGTACTTTTTGCATTTGCTACAGCCCATTGTCCTGCTGTTGCAATACTTACTATAACCTTTCCTCTTATATCCTCACCAATTCTCATAAGAGCTTCTTTTCCTTTTATGGTTCCTTTTGCAACATCAGCAACAGCATTTTTTATTAATTTACTTATAGCTTCTTTGTTATTATCCAAAGCATTACGCATAAATGGTCTAGCAGGAATATATTTAGTTCCAAATTCATTCCATATAGCATACTGAAGAATTGTAGCTTTATTCTCTTTTCCTTTTTTATCTCTATCAATAGCTAGAATTCCAATTTCAACTCTATGATTAGCTAAGTAGTCAATTTCTTTACAAATATCTAAAATTGTCATATTTCTACAACCCCAAATAAATCTCTTACTCCTCTTACAAAATTGTCTGACTGTTCTATTTTATTGAGAAAAGTATAGCTTATTCCTCTTATAGCATAAGATTTTAATCCATCTTCATTTGTTATATTCTCTTTAATTATTGAACAAATAAAAAGAAGAACATCTGAAGGGATTTCATCATACCCAGCAATATATTGAATTTCAACATAAGAATTTTTAGAAATTATTTCATCAAAAATTACTTTTCTGTTAATATAACTGAATGTAAGTATTTTACAGCCTCTATTAACGTTCAAAACCTGTTCAATTTTCTTTTCAGGAAGAAATACATAATTTGTATTAAGTCCACTAATCAAATTTGTTATTTTGGCTTTTAATAGCTTATAACCTATAATCCTTTCAATTTTAAGAATTACACTATTTATATAAAATTTTAAAAGCTCTTCATCTTCTATTCCTGTAAGACTTTTAGCTATATTTAAGTCATATCCTAATTCTTTATCCATCACTTACTCCTATTTTCAGCTCCTGATATAGAAATACCAGGAGCTTTTTTACTAGGCTTTTTTCACTACTTTTACAAAATATTCAGGAAGTTGTACTCCAACACCTACACCTTTTTCCATATAATATTTAGTTAACCCCTTCGATGTTATCTGATCTTCTAGCTTCATAGTCATCTTTGGATTTTCTATTCCTAAAAGTCCTTCTTTAACATTTCCAAAAACCATAACTGGATCTGTTGTTGCAACTGCTTCTTTTAATGTTTTTAATCCAGAACCTTCTGATTCTATTAATTCAACAGGTCTTGACATTAATGTTCTTGTATTTCCTGTGTTTAAATCTGTTATGTAAAAATCTTTGTTAGTATTTTTTAATTTACTAATTTGTTGCCATGTTTCTCTTCTTATATACCAGTTTGATTCTTTAGCAACATCAGTAGGAATTGAATAATAGATATCTATTATACTTTCTATAAATTTTGCATCATCAGATGTGTCAATTTCTTGTTGATTTGTTACAGCAGTATCTTTTAAAATTCCTAATGGCATATTTGTACCACTTCCATTGAAAACAGAATCTGCTAATTTCAAGCCAAGAGCATATTCTACTCTCTTTAATAAGAATGTTGCATAACCAACATAATTTGTTGCTAAAAGCTTATTTGTAACAACAGGTAAAGCATATAATTGAAATATATTTACAGTTATATTATCAACTTTTGTAACAGCAGTATCTTTTCTTTCTTCAACTTCTCCTACCCATCCAACTTCGGGTAAACCAGCCATTTCTCTTGGAATTGTTATTCCAGCGTCATCAGTAGTAATAAATGTTATATCCTTTAGAACTGGATTAGAATCTTGTATTCTTTCTAAAATCTTTTTTACTATTGTTGTTGTTACTATTGCTTTTCCTGTAGTAGAACCTGTTTTACCATCTCCTACTGTCATATCTTTAAATTCTAATTTACTATCTTCATTAAAGACAATTTCATTCTTTTGTCCATTATCTTTAACATTTAGCAACATTGCTTTAAATTGTGTAGCATCATCTACTTCTTCTTCAGTTGCTTTAAAATCTGCTTTTAATCCTTTTAATACATCATTTAATTCATTAATTTGTTTAGAAAAATTTTCTTTTAAATCTTTTTCTAAACTATCTTTTAATCCATTAAATTGCTCTGTTAGCTTTGAAAATTCAGCAGGTAATTTTGATATTTCTTCATCTGTTCCTGCCTTTAATAAATCTGCTTTAAATGTTTCTAAAACTCCTGTAAATATTGCAATTAATTCATCTTTTCCCATTCTATTTCCTCCTATATTTTCTTCTCCAAAAACTCTTGTTACTCTGCTTCCTGGAACTGCTGCTTTAGGCGTTAAACTTCCTTCATAAGCATCAAATTCTAAAATATCAATATAATATTTTCCATCTTCAACATAATCTTTATACTTTGTCATAACTCCACCAACAGACATCTCAAATTCTGCACCTAAGTCCTTCATCAATGAATAAACTTTCATTGCTTCAGGATTTATATATGCTCCACTTTCATCTTTCTGCAAGTGAAATGTTCCTTCTACTTCAAAACCTTCCTTAGTTTCTTTTCCAATTAAAGTTCCAATTGGAATTAGAGAACCCTCATGGTTATATTGTAAAAATAATTTTTTACCATCATTTTTTTTCATACTTCCAGTTTTAAATCTGTAAATACCTTTTGCTGTGTTATCTCCTTGCATATTAACTAGAAGTCCTTTAAATTTACCTTTAGAATTTTCATCTTCTTTAAATTCTGCAAGATTACACTTAAAGTTTAAAACTTCATCAGAAAATTTCATTTTATTTTTTTTCTTTGGCATTTTATCTCCTTTATCTAAAAATTATTAAACAAGAACAACGAACAACTTCTGATGCTGGAAGTCCATCTTCATGTGGATAGAGTGCTTCTACTCCATTTTGTAACTTCCATTTATAATTAATATCAACCCATTTTCCACTAATAGCTTTATGATGAACTCTATACATCTTTTTTCCGCCAACATGAATCCAGCATTTTTCCTTCATTATTCCTTTTGCTGTTTCAAAACTTGTTGCATTTATAGATTTACTTGTTTCTGTCCGAGCAATTGTACTTGCTCTCTGTGCAGTCATTCCATTAACTTCCTTTACTATTTTTTCAACCATTTCATTATGACTTATTCCTTCCTCTTGACCAGTTGTAATAATTTTATTTAATTTTATTTGAGTCGTTTTACTAATTCTAGTTGCTTGCTTTGCAGCATTTTTTTTATTCCATTTTTTTAAGAAATAATCTTTTATTCCTTTCATTGTGTTACTTTTAATTTTCTTATTGTATATGTTTTGAAAGCTTTTTAAAGTGCTCTCGAATGTAAAAGTATATAGTGTTTCTAAACCACTCTTTATTTTTCTTCTTAACCATTCATAATCTATGTCAATAATAATTTTTAAGTCATTTTTACTAGCATTATCAACTACAATTTTTTCTTTAAACTCATTAAAAATTTTATCTATTATTTTTTTATTTCTTGCAGTTAATCGTTTTTCCAATAGTTTTAAAGTTCTTATTTTCTTAACTTCCTTTTTC